ACTTTCCGATCTTTTTAAGAAAGATTCCATTTCCTTCAAGGATACTTTGGAGACAGAGAATTTTGTTAGAAGCGAGGTCGATCTCGTCAAGAAGCAAGATAGCTCCTCGTTCGAGTGCTTCGATGACTGGGCCATTGTGCCAGACGGTTGCACCATCAACAAGGCGGAAACCGCCAATAAGATCATCTTCATCAGTTTCAATAGTAATGTTTACACGGATGAGTTCCCGACCCAATTGAGCACACGCTTGCTCAACCGAGAACGTTTTGCCGTTACCAGAGAGGCCAGTAATGAACGTTGGATAGAATAGACGGGACTGAATAATTTTTTTAATAGAACTGAAATTGCCAAACTTGACGAAGGTATCATCTTTTTCAGGGATAAGATTTTGTTGAACTGCAGGCATAGCAGCAGGAGCACTATAGGACACTTCCAAATCTTGGACTGTTTCCTTTGTTACTTCAAAGTTCCATTTGCCACGTCCAGTTTTGTATTGTTCAATCTTCTTAGTGACAGTCTGATAGTTAGAACCGTTCATAGCACACCACCCACGGATCTCAGCACTAGTAACAGAATCGCCGTAAAGTTCTTGAAGAGAAGTACTGATATACTCAGATGAGAGAGACATGATGTAAGTCGTTTGTTTCAACTGAAGTTATTATAGGGCAGAGTGGGGTAGAGTCGAGAGCAGAGTAGACGGTTTATTAATTGGCCAGATACTCTTCAAGTTCTTGAACGAGGCGGTCTTTACTATGCCTTCTGTCCAGTTCAATACCGACGGTTCTACCATATTCTTCCAATTCCTTTTTACTCATATCATGAAGTGACACATCACTCTCATAAGGAATAAGTTCAACCTCTTCTTCCGCCTCAGCAACAGGTTCCTCTACTACTGGCTCCACTACAGGAGCAGGCGCTGGTGCAGGAGCAGGGGCAGAATTACCCCTAATTAAATCGCCAAATCTAGACATTTTAATTACCTATTATTATAGAAATATTTATTATGCGATAAGTTCCACAAACTCACCAAGAATTTTTTTATTCATTTTTTTAGTACGGAGACTCTTCACAAATGCAGATTTAATCTGAGATTTTGTAGCATCATCTTTGACAGAAAATTGAGATTCACTTGAAAGAGATGAAGAAGAAATTGCAAAATAAGAATGATATCCGGAGGTCTTAATTACAAATGAACGTTCTCTTTTCCAAGTCTTCATAATTTTTTCACGAAGTTGATAATCCGAACAACGTAGTCGGATAAAAGAATTTGCATCACGGCCACTAATGACACGAATACCAATAAAATTAGTATCCATAAAATTTTGCCTAAGATTTTTCAAAAGTGCATCAGAGAATCCAATGTAACAATCACCATCAACAACATAGGTATGCCCGGTCTTACGATCACGAAGAACAAACTCTGGGGGAAGATAGATCGTTCCAAGAAATGCTTCTTCTTCCCACTTTCGATTGAATTCTTTATGATACTTACTTCCTTGAGCTTCACCATCAGTCAAAACAATACATTGAACTTTTTGAAGATTGTTATCTTTTTTGAACTGTGGGATGATCTTATATAAAGTCATCAATGCTTCATTCAAAGGCGTTCCAGAAAGACTCATACCATTTGGAATTTGGTAATAAGAAGAATATCCAAAAGCATGTGCAATTCTAAAAATAGATTTCATCTGACTATCAAGTTCTTTAGAATTAACTTTACTAGTAAGAATATTCATCATAGAAAACCATTCTGGAATATGGAATAGGCCCTCTTTTTTTGAATAGCAGAGTTCCCTAATATTTGGCTTACCATCTTCATCAGTAAAAACATACGGATAGTCAGAAGTAAATGCATAGACATCAAAAGGAATCCCAACCTTTTTACAGAACCAAATAAGATTATAAAGTTGCTTGATTGTGTCAAGCATTACATCTGACATAGACCCAGACCAATCCAGAACAAATACTAGGCCATGATTCTTACCATCAGCAAGAGTTGTTACTTTCTTGAACAAGTCTTCATTGTATTTGTAAGTGTGGAGTTTAGTGCAGTCCAGAACTCCAGTTCTACTAGTAGTAGCACGAGCATAACTATCAGCAGATTTTCGGCATTCGAATTCTTTGACAAGATAATTTACCTCCTTTTGTGCAGATTTTTTGAACATGGCATATTTTGAGTCTGGCATTTCAAAAACATCAAAATCAACATTAAGTTCTTTCACTCTTTCAATATTAGAAATCCAAGAATCTTCACAAGCTTGATGAATAACATTATTTGGAATAATAATTTTATTGATATCAATATCAGGAATTTCTAGATATTTGGTCTCATATCCATCATTGGAAATTAGATCTTTAAGAGCTTCTTCCAAAGAATCAACTGTCTTTGTTTCAGGTTCTTCCACTTCACCATTCAATTCATCTTTTTGCTGCTCATCAGCATCAACCATCTCAGGTTCTTTAACAGTATCTGCAGATACCTGATCTCCAGAAGATTGTCCACCAGAAGAAGTTGAAGACTCGCTTTCTTGACCTTCTTGCTCTTGATTATGCTGATCAGTATTTACTTCTTTATTGTTGGACATGGATTCTTTACAATATTTGTAAAGTTTCTCTGAAACTACGAGAACGTCATCAAAAGTCTCTGTATCTGCAATTGCTTTAATAATTTCTTGTTCTTGACCACTCTCAATAGGAACCTGAGTGTAGTTACCAATCTTGAACCACAAATTTGCACGGTCTGCAAGATTCATCAGACTGATATCTTCATCTTCGACTTGAAAGAAATCTTCCTCTGCAAGTTCTTTATAACCACCGTAGAAAGTCTTAGACAGGCCAGGATAACGACGCTTCATCATCTTTTCAATGCGAGCATCTTCAACAATATTAACAAACTGTGGGGGAATATTATATTCTTTCAGCCAATTACGATCTGGAGTATAAAGGGCATGGCCAACTTCATGACCAACCAACATATCATAGACAATATTACTCGCTTTCTCCCACATTGGAAGAGTCAGTACACGAGTATGAACATTAAACTGAGCAGTCTCTACCTTCTTGTGCTCGACTACCAGGTCCTCAGTAGCAAGCAGTTTAGCGAGTTGAGACTTGATTTCGTGAGAGACAGTCATGTACTTCGTTTTGTATGTGGCCAATATACGGCAAAACCTCCCGTTTTTGGGAGGTCTTGTACCGGTTCTTCAACTGGCGTAGAGATTCTTTTCTGGCTCGGAGTCTTCCCTTACAAGTCCCTTTACCTTTTTTATCTTTGCCAGAATTGTGTTGCCAGTTTTTAATCACGTTGTCTCCAGTCATCAGGTTTGTCTTGTTGGAACCAGTCTACAATTTCATCAGCACCGTTAAACCCCGTTTTATGATTGGATGGATCGGGGTCACCTAGTCCCATCCTATTCATAAAATCATCCATACTGCCCTCCTCAATATCTTGAGCAGCCTGACGACGTGCTTTCTTCAACCATTCTCTAGCAGTTGTATTTGCTTTAGATAGTTTCTCTGCCCATATCATGTCCTCCAGTTTTACTTCCTCTTTGTTTGCAATTTTCTTACAAATAAATTCTAACCGAAGACGATATTGAGTTGATAGCATACACCTATGTCCTATACAATTCTATTTAGATTGTAGCATGGATTCCAACTCTGTCACCTTACTAAATTCAGCATATGCTAACTCAGATCTTTCAGATAGAATATCCAATATATCTGTATAAATTGTAGTGTTATCAACATAGTCATCCAGATACTTATCCAGTGCCTCTTTGAGGTATCTTCTACGATGCCATTCGGGTGAATAGGGTTTGTAGTCCATGATGTAAATCCAAGGGTAAAATTATTTAGACTCTTTGAGAGAATCCTTTTACTTTATCAAACTTGATGACACTTTCAAATTTGTCATGTAGGTCTGACTTATGGGAGATTACGAAGATATTGGCGTCCTTGATTACATACCGAATAATCTTAAGAAACTCATCAGTTCCAAAACCATCAAGGGAACTATCAAACACCTCATCCATGATAAGGAGATTTGTATTCACAGAATTTTTGAGTCTAGCTACTTCTCTCCAAGTAAAAAGTAATGCAAGGTCGATTCTCATTTTTTCACCTTCACTGAAAGAACTATAAGAAAAGTCTTCATGAATGGGTGATCTAACCGTTTCGTTAAATTCTTGGTCCAGATTGAAGTTAATATAAAAATCCATCATCTGAAGATACCTATTAACTTGCTGGTTAATAAAAGGCAAATACTTCTTAATTATTTTTGTTTTTACACCATCATCTTTGAGAAGAGAATATGAAAATTCAAAATGAAGCATTTGCTCTTTTTTATTTGTCAAATCTTCAAATGTTTTTTGAAGATTATCTTGAAACTCATCTAATTTCTCATGTTCAGTATTTCTGTTTTGTAAGTTACTGGTAATAGTTTGAATTTCATGTTCAAGATCTCGGATTTGTCTCTGATTGAGGCCAATCCGAGTATTGTTTTGAGAAATGCCATGCGTTAGTTTCGTAATCTCCTTAGATAGTGCAATGAATTGACGCTCTCTTTCTTGTTCAAACTTAATGGTGTTTTCGAGTTCCTCGTAACCTTCCTTTAGTTCTTTTGCCTTATTTTGAGCGTCACTAATTCTATTTACACGAAACTCTTCCTCAATGTCCTGCTGACAAGTAGGGCATACCGTATTCTCTGTGAAAAACTTATGTTCTTTGGTAATTGTACTTACCTTTTGAGATAGTTTTCCTTTAAGATTGTTTAGTTTTACTAACTTATCTCCTGCTCCAGTAACCTCTTCTTGTTCTTTAGTATACTTGAAAATATCCTCTTCAAGAGCAGAGTTTTGTTTCATATATGCAACCAGTTCTTCATCTAGCTTAGAAATTTTTTCATTATTAGAATCAATATTCGCATGTCCACGATTTTCAAGTTC